TTAGCACAGATGACAGATGATTTTGAAGAAGTGGGATTAGATGACATAATAGGTATGCAGGAATACACAGAGGACTATAAGATATGATCGGCAAAAAATCAGGACCCCCACCGAAAAGAGGACCTAATCCACAAGGGTTGAATATTAACTATAATACTGTTAAGACAGTGAAACTGGAGAAAATAAATGGCAACAGACAAAGCCTTACCCAACGAGGTAAGAACAGAACTAAACGTTCCTAGTGAAGAAGACCTACAAGTAGAATTAGAACAAGAACAGAAAACAAAAGGCCCTGTTGATGTTCAAGAAAACGAAGACGGTAGTGTCGATATAGATTTTGATCCATCAGCAGTAAACACTGATGGTGGTGAAGGCCATTTTGCAAACCTTGCAGAATTATTACCAGACGAAGTAATCGATCCATTAGGTGGACAGATGTATGAAAATTACATGGATTATAAAAATTCAAGAAAAGATTGGGAAAGAACTTATACATCAGGTTTAGAACTTTTAGGTTTTAATTATGATGATAGAACAGAACCATTTAAAGGAGCCAGTGGTGCAACTCACCCAGTTCTTGCAGAAGCTGTAACACAGTTTCAAGCGCTAGCTTATAAAGAATTATTACCAGCAGCAGGTCCAGTTAGAACACAGATTGTTGGAATGCCTACTCCAGATAAAGAAGCTCAATCACAAAGAGTAAAAGAATTTATGAATTATCAAATCATGTCTGAGATGCCAGAGTATGAAGCAGAGTTTGATCAAATGTTATTTTACTTACCTCTTGCAGGTTCAGCATTTAAAAAAGTTTACTATGATGAAATTATGCAAAGAGCAGTATCAAAGTTTGTACCAGCAGATGACATTGTTGTACCTTACACTGCAACATCATTAGATGATTGTGAATCTATTATACACAGAGTGCGTATGACAGAAAACGAATTACGAAAACAACAAGTAGGTGGATTCTATAGAGACATAGAAATCAATCCATCTTATATGGATGAAACTAGTTCTGAAAAAGCAGAAAGAGAATTAGATGGTACATCTAAAGGTCGTGATCAAAGAATGTATACACTTTTAGAGTGTCACGTTAATTTAGATTTAGAAGGTTTTGAAGATATTGGTGTAGACGAATCACCAACAGGAATTAAACTTCCATATGTTGTAACTGTAGAAGAAGGCACAAGAAAAATATTATCTATAAGAAGAAACTACGAAGCAAACGATGCAATGAAAAATAAAATTAATTATTTTGTGCATTTTAAATTTTTACCAGGACTAGGTTTTTATGGTTTTGGTTTAACTCATATGATCGGTGGATTATCACGAACAGCAACTGCAGCTCTTAGACAATTGTTAGATGCAGGAACATTATCAAACTTACCAGCAGGATTTAAGATGCGTGGAATTAAAATGAGAGACGAAGCGCAATCTATACAGCCAGGAGAATTTAGAGATGTTGATGCACCAGGTGGAAACTTAAAAGATGCATTTATGACTTTACCGTTTAAAGAACCATCTCAAACTTTATTACAGCTTATGGGAGTCGTGGTATCGGCAGGACAAAGATTCGCATCTATTGCGGACCTGCAAGTAGGAGACGGGAATCAACAGGCAGCAGTGGGCACGACAGTCGCTATGTTGGAAAGAGGATCAAGAGTAATGTCTGCAATTCACAAAAGAATGTATGCTGCAATGAAAAAAGAATTTACAATTTTATCTAGAGTATTTAAAACTTATCTACCACCTGTATATCCATATGAGGTTATTGGTGGACAGAATCAAATTAAACAAATGGACTTTGATGACAGAATAGATATTTTACCAGTAGCAGATCCAAATATCTTTTCTCAAACACAAAGAATATCTTTAGCTCAAACTGAAATGCAGTTAGCAGCTTCTAATCCACAAATTCATAATCAATATGAAGTGTATAGAAACATGTACGAAGCATTAGGAGTAAAAGATATTGATTTAATTTTAAAAAGACCAGAACAACCAGCTCCAAAAGACCCATCACTAGAACATATTGATGCAATGGCAGGAAAACCATTTAAAGCTTTCCCTGGACAAGACCATAGAGCACACATGACAGCGCATTTAAATTTTTTAGCAACTAATTTAGCTAGAAATGCACCAATGGTTAGTGCTGCAGTGCAAAAAAACTGTTTAGAACACATATCACTAATGGGACAAGAGCAAATTGAGTTAGAATTTAGAGAAGAATTAATGGAATTAGCTAAAATGCAACAAATGATGCAACAAAATCCACAAATTCAACAAGAAATGGTGCCACTACAACAAAAAATTGAAGCAAGAAAAGCTATTTTAATTGCAGACATGACAGAAGACTTTATGAAAGAGGAAAAAGCTATTACTTCACAGTTTGATAACGATCCAATTGCTAAATTAAGAGCAAGAGAGTTAGATATTAGAGCACAAGACAATGAACAGAAAAGAAAAGAAGCAGAAGAGAGATTAAATCTTGAAAAAATGAAAGCTATGATGAATCAAAGCTTACAATCTGAAAAAATGGATCAAAACGAAGAGTTAGCAGAACTTAGAGCTGAAACTTCTATTGAAAAACAAGAAATAGCTAATGAAGCAAGAGAAAAATTAGCCATGATGAAACCTAGGAGGAACTAATGTGGTTTAGTGCAATAAAACTAGCGATGAACGCTGGAACACATATTTACAAAAAGAAACAAGAAACAAAAATGCGTATGGCTGATGCACAATACATGCACGCAGAAAAGATGGCTCGAGGAGAGGAATCTTACCAAGGTAAACTTCTAGAAAGCCGTCAATCGGACTGGAAAGACGAGGCAGTTTTGATAATTTTAAGTACGCCCATAGTGGTGCTTGCCTGGGCAGTGATATCGGATGATCCAACAGCGATGGACAAGGTAAAATTGTTCTTCGAGATGTTTTCGCAGCTCCCATCATGGTTTACTAATTTATGGATACTTGTCGTGGCGAGTATTTATGGTATAAAGGGAACACAAATATTCCGTGGAGGAATGAACAAGGAGAAAAAATAATGTTAAAAGGTAATCAAAAAAAAATAGATGTTGCAAAACCATTTGGTAAAATTGATGGAAAAGATTTTGCAAAATTAAGACAAAATAAAAATGTCGGCGGAATGGCAAAAGACAAAAGATCATCTTTCATGGGTGGCGGAATAGCTTACGCAGGTGGCGGAAGAGCAATGAAAAAAGGAAAAGCATAATGCCAGGAAAAGAAATTAAAGGTAGAAGTAAAAGAGCAAATTACCGTGATGGTGGCAGAGTAAAAAGAGCTGGTGGTGGACCAGGTTTATATGCAAACATCGCAGCCAAAAAAGCTAGAATCAAAGCTGGTTCAGGTGAAAAAATGAGAAAAGCTGGAGCTAAAGGCGCACCGACTGCAGCAAACTTTGCAAGAGCAAAACAAACAGCGAGAACGTAATGGCAAAACTTTGTCCTAAAGGAAAAGCAGCAGCAAAAAGAAAGTTTAAGGTATATCCTTCAGCATACGCGAACATGTATGCATCTGGAGTATGTTCTGGAAAAATTACACCTGGTGGAAAAAAAAATAGAAAAAAAGCATCTGATGGTGGTCTAATGACAATGGACAACTATTACAGAGGTTTAGTGTAATGGCTGAAAAAGGTTTAAGATCTTGGGTAAAAGAAAATTGGGTTGATATTGCAAATAAAAAATCTGATGGCTCATATCCCAAATGTGGAAGAAGCGGCGGAGAAAAAAGAAAGAATTATCCTAAATGTGTACCAATTGCAAAAGCGAGAGGAATGAGTAAAGGTCAAAAAAGATCTGCTGTTGCAAGAAAACAAAAAGCATCTAACACTGGACCTAAACCATCAAATGTTAGAACACTAGCAAGTAAAGGTGGCTACATAGGTTCTTACATATCTGGAGATTTAGGTGGAGTAAAAGTTAGTAACCCAAGTTTAAAAAAATATTATAAAGGAATGATATAATGGCCGAGAATCCTATTAGAAAAACTACTACAGGTAAAGGTGCCAATTATAGATCAACAAAATCTGGAGCTGGAATGACAGCAAAAGGTGTAAGAGCTTACAGGGCAGCAAACCCTGGA